TACTCGCCAGCAGAAGCACCCTCAAAGACAAGAGGCGTTGCCCCCTGAATCGTAGCGTTGACTGTCAGCGTGTCAGCAGCGGCATCGCCTAGAACCAAAGTCCCGTTGAGAGTCGTGGTTCCGGTAACGGTTAGGTCGCTAGAAAACGTAGCGTTTTGTGCAAACGTAACTCCACCACCGTCGGCTATTGTCATAGCCAAGTCACCGTCTGTGTAATCTATAGTGGCTGTTAGTACACTTGTGCCAACTTTCAAGTCTCCCGACACATCAACCCTTGTACTAGCGTTAAGGTCGATGATGGTTTCACCGTCAATCCTGAGTGTGCCATCAGATGACTGCTGAATAAATGAAGCAACATCTCCAAAGGTCAGCTTGTTGGTTGAGTTAAGAGTTAGCCCTGTACCGTCTGTATGGGTAAAGGTAGTGTCAGAATCTGCTCCGAAAGAAAGAACAGCAGAGTCGCTTAGTAGTTTTACATCATCACCAATTATCGCATCTAGGGTTACGCTCAACCCACCATCTGTTTGTAATGAGCCGTCAGCTATTGTGGTTGCAGGAGTTGAATCGTCAGTCTTGATAATTCCCGACGCAACGATAGTAGAAGTTGTCAACGCAGCAGTAGCAAAGGTTCCACCCGCTACGGTCAAAGCCCCAGTGGAATGGGTGATCTTCATGTTGGCGTTATCGAAGTTGAGAATACCGCCAGCCCCTAAGTGCAGGTCGTTGAACCCAAGAGCCGAAGTTCCCAAGTCGAGTCCTGCATCAGTTTCAGGCCACAAAGCCGCTCCGTCTAAATGCAACTCCTCAACAAGCGTCCCGCCCGTCATTGCCCACAAGTTCAACTGTGAGGCTTCTGACCCGTCAGCTACGTTTACTGCTTCAAACGCCATACGTCCTGCAATGAAGTCTTGTGGAGTAGCGTTGTCGTTGGTGAGTTGGAAGTCGTTGTAAACACTGGAGCCGTTCACACCAGCAACCGCTGATTCAACACCCGATGATTCAGTCGCTGGACGGAAACTGTGGATTGCGGTAAGACCAGCAGCAGCAGCACCACCATTGGTGTACGTGTTAGTGAAGATACCGGCTGGCTGAGTGAGTGACGTTGCGTTGCGAGACTGTAGTTCTGTAACTTGGAATTTGTCTCGTGAAAGAATGCGGTAAGTCTGTGTATTGTTGACTAACTGAACGTCATACCTGCCAGGAGTGGTGCGTGTGAAATCCCATTCACCAGAAGAGTCGGTGGTATCCGTAGCAAGCGCAGGCGTGATCGTTCCTTCAGAAAACAGGGTTACTGTCTTGCTTGCAAGAGCGTTACCCGCGCTGTCTAAAAAGGTTCCGCTAAGGCGTACATCTTCTTGTGCCATTGTCTAAATTCCTTGTGGCCCTTTGCCACGAGTGCCAGCGAGAGCCTCTCGAACAGCCTCATCTGGGCTGTTGATGGCTTCTTCTTCTTGAATAAATTCTACCCGCAAACCTTTAGCCTCAAGTGATGCACGCTGGATAGCGTCATGCGCTCTCTGATCGGTTGTGCGGATATGGTAATACTTAGATTGAACATTTATGCCCACATAAGGGCTGCGTATGATGAAATCAACAATAGCCCCGCCACGAACATGCCTGCCACCGAATTGTTTCACCTGAAATATAAAGTCACCGGCTTCTTCCAGTCTACCAGTTCTGATAATTGCACGGTAAACCCAGTACTCAGGCTGGGAACCAGGCCACCATTCAGGAACCTCCTCAACTGGAGTACCCGTAACTGTGCGGGTTACCGCTGGTCGCTTGGTTCTAAAGGACTGAACCACTATCTGTCCCTCGACTGCCTAGGCTCTACAAAGTTGGTTCGGAATACACCAACTTCTGACTCCCCGCCCGCCTCTTCCATGCTCTGAAGATCAGCCATATCCATGTAGTAGTTCTGGCTGTCGGTATTATCGTTCCTGTATGTAACTTCAACAAGAGTGCCCGAAGCAAGGGCTGATTTCAGGTCAACTATCTGTTGCACTGTGTTACGTCCGTCAGGCGAGACTTCGTTCACATCAATGTCAGCAGCAACGCCCCATAAGAGAGCAACCACAGCGCGCCATACCAGCGTCATCTTGATAAGTTGGGGCGTGTTAGTAGTAGTAGAACCACGAGCGAACGTCACACGGAACTTGATCGAACGGAAGACTTCACCAATAGGGTCGCCACCAACGATAATGCGGAACTTGGATTCCCCCGTAGTGGCTATCAATCCGTTAGTTGTAACGCTGTTGTCCAGCACCGTGTACGCTTCGTCATTGTAGTTGGTAGCGTACTCGACTTTGATTGTCTCACTGGAAGTCGGGTTGACAGTTTCAACAAGAACATCCAACGCAACCTTCGTCTGGTTACGGATATTGAAATCATTCCAAGGTGTCTCTAACGTCGCCCCCTCCGCAAAGGTTCCCGTAGGATTCTGAAGAGGATTCACAACGTCAACAGGCAGAGACATGTAGTACACGCCTTTACCAGCACCCCACCACACACGGTATCCACTGTGAGCATTAGATACTTCAGCGGCTGTCAGGCTTGCGCCAACATCATCTGATGCCCATTTAACATCATAGCCACGTTCGTCATTGCCAAGGATAGTGGAGAACCCTTGTCCAGCGTTTGCTGTAACACCGTGATGAGTGCCAACACCACGAGTAGCCGCTCCAAGAGCAGCCACACCAGAGGCTTCAGTAGCGTCAACAAGCACCAAGAGGTCATTATGTGAGCCTACAAGAGATGCGATCTTGCCACGCCTGTCTGAAGGCAAACCGTAGTCACGATCTGGCCCCACAGGAACAACGACAGTTTGGTCGCTACCAGCCTGGAACTTGTAAATAGAGTTGCCAGCAGGGAAATAGATTGATCCACGCCATACGGTTGCACCCTTACCGGAATCTGGGTGGAACGGCAACTTGAGGTCAGTCGGCAAGAACCGCTGGTTGATATCGTCATGGACGTACAACCCCACTTTTGTTGCTGCATATATGTGTTCTTCACGGTCAGGCCCACGAGCAATCAACAGTCCACCAATGTAATCATCGGGCAACTGCAACTTGGCATCAGTAGACCAATTGGTTGAGAGGTCATCTGTGTAATAGAGTTGACCAGCTTGGTTAATGCCCCACAGTAAATCCTTGAAGAATGTTATGTACTTGATATCGGTTGTATTACGCGCCCACACTGACGAACTGGTTGCATAGTCAAGATCGGAGCCAGTAGCGATAGCTAGGGTGTCTGTGCCACCAACAAGCCCACGCTTGGCATCAGTTGCGTTGTCCTCTAATGTGCGAAGCGAGGAACCCCAGGTGTCTGTAACACTGTTATACAGATGAACTTTAGTCTCAAACGTGCCATACATAGCCCCCTTGAAATCAGTGAGGGTCTGAACCTCAGTCGCTGGGCTGTTATCTGTCAACGTTACAAGTGGCTGTAACATCGTGCGGTCTTTGTAGCGCAGGTTCGCAGTGGAGTACCACGCCCTGTCAGCGTCCTTCGTCGGGTCGGCAATCTCTATGCCGATACCACCACGGAAGTCACCCATGTTCCACTCGGAAGCGTGCGGGTTGTCTGCCGCAGAGGACTCGCCAATGACGATCTTGCCCGGTTGCTGGGACGCATCGAACAGGCGAACCTTACCCTTAGTCCGGTACGATTTATTGTCAATGACGATTGAGTTACGCTGCACGGCGCGGTCGTTAGCCATTACCCAACCCTCCGTTCTACTCCGAACGCTGTGAAGGTAAGGTTGCTCGCTATCGACGATCTTACGGCGATATTCCCAGCAGGATTATTCATGTAAAACGGGCCTTCTAGCCGAACAGAAGCATTCGCTACTGCGGCTGTATCGAAGACGATAGCAGTGGTGTTGGCATAGGTTGACCCATCATCGTCAACAAAGACACGGTAAGTAGCAGTTCCACCCGCAACTTCAGTGATGTAGATAACGTCTACACGGTACTCAAAACCTCGTGTTGGGGAGAAAAGACTGGCGGCGTTAGTATCTGTGGGCATCAGTTGCCCAAGTTGCTTCCACGCCATTAGTCATCAATCCAAACTGTCCCACTGGGAGCCTGCTGGCCTGTCAACGCGCCAAGAGACAGTAACTCGTACTGATCCGCTTCAAGATATGCAGCATCTCTGTTGCCATCACGACGGTCGCCCCTAGCACGAAGTAGCATAGCCATTGCCTTGTTTATTATGTACTCAGGCTCCACATCACATGAGGTCGCATCTGCGTCTAACTCAGTTGGCTTCTTTACACCAGTTAATTTGATGAGGGCATATGAAGCACCAGCCGGTGCGTCAGCGTAGGTGATAGAGAACGAACGGTTGTCTTTATCCCATTTGATAGCGTTTCGGTGAATAGTCGCCCAGTCTTCTGAATTAGCGACTGTGGCTCTAATTGCGTCTATCTGGTAAGTAACCGCACCAATGTCAACGTCGTACTCAAGGCCAACTGAAATAATCGCTGAGTCAGACAGCGGGTTGGAAAGTGCCAATCTCACGTATGTCCATGTATCGGCTGTAATAGCGGGCAAACTCAGTAGTTCTGTCTCAGTAGCAGCGTTAGCCGTAGTCGAGAGAACTAATTTCACCTGACCTGAAGTAAGCGTGACTGTGGACTTGAACCAGAACTCAACGTGCGTGAACTTCGAGAGGTCAAGGCTCACCGTCTGGGAAGCGATGATGTCTCCCGCAGTGCCAGACCCTGTTATCACGAACTTGTTAGATGCAGAACCCTCGCGCCGGTCTTCTGTCTCAGCGGAGACTGTTACGCCAGTGCCTGAAGACTCAGACCATGCGCCGTTACAAGTCTCAATGACCTTCTCGGTTTGATTCAGGCGAACCTGAATCTTGTTGATACCAACCATCGAAGTCGGAATGGAGAAGTTGTTTACATAAGATGAGGTATGTAAGGATATGTCACGTAGCGGTGGAGAACCCTTGCGAGGTATCGCACGTATCGCCCTATTAATCGCACGATGTACCCTCCGTGGGTCTAAGTCTCTCTGCCAGAGTTCGTAGGTGTCACCGTCAGCTACGGTAGCTGCCAGAACATCACCTCGAAGCGTCCCCGTAGTAGAGGAGCCAGTGTAGTCGTTGACTAACCTGATTACCTCGTCATTGGTTCCTGAAGTACCGCGCCAGTACCAGCCATTGATATAGTCATCTGTAGCTTCTAACTCTGCGTCAACAAAAGTAGAAGTCGAACCTGATGACGTGGCAGTATGCGATTCGTAGCCCCCATACTGCTCACCAATGCTTGCGGCAATTTCTTCTCTGGTTTGAGATATTAGGACTGCGATGACGAACCTCTATGCGTGAATCTTTTTATGTATGTAGTACGCTGCCGTACGCGATCTGCCTTTTGGTGCGCTATTTGTCCATTCGCACTGAGGACACGTTCCAGAGGAAGCCTTCCAAACCTCAACAGGCACTTCGGGTGCTGGAGCAGCTTCTACGGGCTGTGTGACATCAGTAGCAGCTTCTGAACTGCCACCTGGCATCAATTGTGAAAGAGTAAGTTCCCGAATCTTACGTTCTTGGTCTTCTCGCTCCTGGTCACGAGCCTCAGTAATAGCAGCCCATTCATTTCTGTGACGATTTTGTGCATGGGTTCTAACGTCAAGCATCGTGCGAAGGTTCGACTTATTGCAAGTGCCAAGCCCAAGACTCTTGTGGTATTCGCGGTCAGAGTGGTTCTCATGCAGTAAGCAAAGGTACTCTCCACGGCTAACTGGTGGAGCATCTGCTTGACGAGTAGTAAATATCCGCTTCCCAGTTTCAGGGTCAGTTTTACCTAGTTGAGTTGGCAGCATGTTGTTATTAACAATTGAAGCCTCTCCGTTACGAATGTCATAAACAACAGACTTACCTGCTGATGATGCTTCCTCAACAATCATGGCATAAGGATCATCTGCTGTTGGAGTATGAGTAAACTCACCCGCCTTCAGATCGGTGTCATCAATAGCATCTTGCGCTTCTAAAGCAAGTTCATGCACAGATGTTCCGTCAAGGCTGTTATTAGCCATGTCTGCCATAGTTGATAACTGTTCTTTTGTAACGGCCATTAGTTCTTCCTCTTTCGGGCTTCACGCTTTGCACGCTCATCGTGATACGCCTCAGCCCATTGCTCAGGTGTTCCTGTTGGTGATACATCATATACGTCATCAGAGAATCCCCTCAAACGCATTTCATTTGCCATATCACGAAGACTACCTACTGTTTCATAAACTCCACCACTAACAGGGTCACCACCAATAATGTTAATCGGCTTTGCCCCAGCAAATAAATCAGACCTACCAAGTACCTCTTTATACGTGGCTATTCTATCGTTTCTAACAACTCGCAATTCTTGAAAGCGATGTGAACCGTGACCCGGTTTGTCAGCATCGTATTCACGTAACAGGAACGAAGGCTCGTCATCAGAGACATGAAAAGCTATTGCATCAATCATTTGACTCCTCTAGCCCCGCATTAGTTGTTGCCCCCGCCCCGAAGGGCGAGGGCCTCATTTACCTATTGACTAGGCGTTCCAGTCACGGTTTGCCTTGACGAGAATGTAATCTACGTCAAGAGTTTCAATAGCCGCTCCCTTTGCTTCAACACCGACACAAAGGCCAAGGTTGACAGAAGTAGAAGCAGCACCCGCAACGGTCTTTTTCAAGTCACCGTCAATGTACCAACGAGTGTCACCGTTAGGCGCAATTTCAAGCCTAAGAATTTGCCACTCACCAGCAACAGCGTCATCGTCTAAGTCTAATGACCCAGAAGCTGTAACAGCACTGGCAGTACCACCGTTGTAAACAGCGTGCCAATCTTCGTCATCAGTGAGTTCCGCTGACAAGAAAAAACCAACGAAGTCCGAAGCGGTATTCGTCATCGTTGCAGTAGCACCCGTGAGGATGTCCGTTTCGATTGAAAGCGTTTCAGGCGCAATGTCTGAAAAGCCAATGAATACCTCTTTAGTATCGAGGTTTTCCATTTGAACACGAGTTTCAAGAACAAGAGTTCCACTAAGGGCAACATCAAATGCTGCCTGAGTGCCAACCATCGTAGTGTGGTTAGCTTCATTGGTTGTAGTAATCCGACCAGCACCAGAAAGAATCCCGGCAATAGTTGGAACACCAGCGTCAACTTCAGCACTACCCTGACCACCGACACAAAACGGGCCGAGCGGTCGAAGTTCAGCAGTACCTGCGATTGGGTCTTCGCCGTAGAAGTCATAGAAAAGTCGGATACGTCCCACTTCTCCTTGTGCGTTTATAGCCATTTTTTATTACCTCGTCCCCTAACCGATAAGGCGGGTTTGGGACTAATTAGTTAGTCTCTCTACGATGTAGGAGTAGTTGCATCCGACAGGATTTCGTAGAGCCAGTTACCTGAAGAGCGTTCTCCGTAAGCATACTCGTCCCTGTGAAGAACCTCAGTAGCACCGCCACCAAGTTTCTCGTTACGAATAGTCTTGACCCAAGGCATTCGAGCCTGGACGCAGATGATCGCACCGTTTGTACCTGAAGCAAACACTCCACCCTTGGCATCGTTAGATGAAATAGTGATGTTGTCATCCGTGTATGCCTGTGCGTTTGCAATAGGCAGGTTGAATGAGTTCTTGAAAACATCAGCCGTTAGACCCTTAGAGATGTCGTAAGTTCCAACACCTGCTACCAGTTCGTCAAACAGGTCTTTCATCTGGAAGGAGTGAAGCACGAATGCAACAGGGCCATCCCAAGGTTCACTCGTGTTACCACGAATGCGATACGCTGCTGCGGCAATATGACCACTCGTAAGAGTAGTACCTGTGCCACAAAGAGAAGTAGTCGCACCGTCAAGAACAGTCAGGCCGTCCTTGTCTTTCTGTCGTTCAATCGCCTGCTGACCAAGTGAGCCAACTTTAGCGAAGACGTTCTTCGATACGTTTCGAGCAGCACGGTCAGTGATGACTGTGTGAACCGAAATAACCGAAGGGGTTACAGAAATCGCACTGTCAGAGAGTTCCTGTGGGTTGTCTTCCTCAGTTGTCTCTGTGATTGCCTGAGCAGTTAGTTTGGCAAGATCAATCTCTCGCCAGTTATTGCCAACACCCGCGCCAAGCGTCTGCTTGTCAACAATTTGGGTCATTACACCCTTGTACTCACGGACATTTCGAGCCGCACTTACCACCGTAGGTAGCGAGTCGCTCAAACTATCAGTAATAGTTTGTCCAGTTGCCATTTTTAGTTGTCCTTGAGGCTAACCAAGGTTTATTCCCATGGAACGCATGACCTTATTTGCACGGGCATGGTCGTTAGAATTGCCCTGTGCGTAAACAGAGTTCAGCCATTGCTGATCTGTTATTGCGCCACCCTGTCCAACACCGCCGTCGAAAGTATTAGCTTCGCCACCGGAAGGAACTTCTGCCTGTTTAGCCGATATTTGTTGTTTTCGTAGGCCCTCAGCTTCGCCAAGAACCCTTGCTGCCTCTACGACCATAGCGGGGTCTGAATAGCCCTGGAGCAATGCTCGCTGGCTTTCTGGAACACCGTGCTGTCGCATCATTTCGTTTACCGAAGCATTCTTAGAAGTTATTTCAGCAGCTTGATTTACCTGCTGAAGCTGCTGCTCTAAGGCATTAGCCCTTTGTTCAGCTTGAAACGAAGCCTTGGCCGTATTAGCTTGCTGTGTCGCAAGCCTATTAGCCCCTGCCTCATCGTGACCTTCTGCAACTAACTGGGCTTCCAGTGATTGTGCATAACCACGAACTTCTGCTTCTAAGATCTGATCTGAGTACGTTGCCTGAAGTTGCGCTACCTGATTTCTCAAGTCTTGCATTTCAGTTTCGCGCTCATTCTCGCGCTGCCTGATAGATGACTCTCGCTTAGACCATTCTTCCTGAGTCCGCATTCTTCCAGATTCTTCTGGAGTCTCTACTTCGTCAGCAGTAGTCTCGTCGGGAGTCACCTCAGCTACAGCCGATTCTTCGGTTATCTCTGAGGTTTCATCGGGTTCGGGGGGTGTCTCGTCGGAGATTGCTTCGTCGCTAGTTGCACTAACTTCTTCCGTCGCTACTGCTGCTTGCTGTTCATCCCAATCAGCAGGGATAAGCAACTCGTCACCAGAAGGGAGGGAATCGGTTGTTTCTAGGGAGGATTCATTCTCAGAGGAGTCAGCCACCTCGTTTGGTGTGACCATAAAAGTCCTCGTAAAATTTGTGAAACCTTATTCAGTTGTATCAGAAGAATACTACATTCTTGCACACAACGGAATACTCAGCAGTGATAACCATTGAACGGAGAGGATCATATTCGCGGGTCAAACGAGATAGCCGGTGCTAGCGTTGGCACTGGAGTTGGGGATTAACTATCCCGTATGGCTATTAGTTGTTCTGTAGTTATTCCGAGTTCCCTTTGCAGTATGCCCTCTTGAACTAAGTTTCCATCCTTCCATTTACCCAGAATGAGTTCCCATAATTGATTACCGCTTGGCCATTTGGGTTCGCCATCTTTATTCACACCGTACAGCTTCCGGTTTGGGACACGAGCGTCTAATATCTCTTGAACAGCAGGGGCTGTCTCTTTGCGTCTGCGCCACTCTGCAAGACCCTTCTGAAGTTTCGGTGACAGGTTCTCAATGAATTGTTCTGAGGCAGGGAACCATTTATCAGTGTCTAACTCCCCCTCGAAACCAATTACATTGCCAAGTTGGTCTTTAGCCTCTAATTTATCTGTGTGCTTGTCGATCAGGGCATACCACTCTTCAAGCATCTTATCGAAGTCGTTGTTCGGCGGCTCGCCTGTGTATCCGGTTAGATCGTTCTCTAGCCTGAACTCATCAAGACGCGCTGCCATAGTCGCCTTAGATTTAGAAACTCTCTTAGACAAATCATTAGTTGCGTTCCACGCCTCTGCGCCCCCACCAATAAGAATCTCCCTAATCATGTCATTCAGGGCTTCTTCAGTAAGGGCGATCTGCTGGTTATGGAGAACCTTGCGCCGGTTCCTGTAACGAGGAATTGCTTGACCACGTTCGGCACTCTCGGTGTCTAACTGTGCGAGTTGTGGCCCTATCTCTGGGTCTTGCTCTATCTGGTAACGCTCAAGTTGGTTGAGATCGTCTAGGTTTTTACTAAAGCGTTTCTGTGCTTCACGGTCAATAATTCCTGAACGAGGGCGGGCACGCAGGTTCACTCCTGTAGCTTCAACGCCAAGGCCAAGAGTACTAAGCTGGGTATCGCCCTGTGTGAGTACGTCGGCTGCGCCAGGAATGCTTTCTCTTGCAGCCCGCTGTGCAATCTTGCCTAGTCCGATTGGTGCAAACATATCAATAGCAAACTGGACTGTACGAGAAACAATCCCACCCGGCCCAACACCGTCTATTGGTTCATCGTAGAAGTCTGTCCCCGAAATCTGGTTGAGTAGCGCACGCACCGGGACACTGAACCGACTTTCTGTGAACTGCTTCGGGTTCAAGACACGGAACACCGTATCCATCTGCCCAACAAGGTCAAGGGTCGCACCAATGCCTTCTCTCCCTAATTTACCGGGTAATTGAGGTGAGGCAAACTGAGTGTTGTAGCCGAACGGCAACGGCCCCCAACTGTCTTTTGATATCGGAGAATACCGCTCTTTAGGCAACGCCTCTCCTGTTGTCGTGAAGTGAATGATATTAGCCGTAGATATCAGGAACAGATACATTCCGATCCATTGTTTTGTCCAGAACGCTTTATTGGGGCCGTAGAATGTTCTCGTGAACTGGCGAAGCAGCCCTTCTGATTCACCGATGGAAAAGAACAGTCGCAACGCAGACTCGCGAATTACCCTGTTCTGGATAACACTCATTTCTGGTGGAGTTACTGAATACTTTATGTTTGCCTGTTCCGCTATACGGGCAACCAGTTGTGTGTCTGTCAGGTCGGGGTAGGTGCGAGCCATAATATGCGTGATGTTGTTTATCACATCGTTCAAAATCGACGCAGGATATGTACCTGAGAAAAGGCCCTGCCTGAAGGCTCGCTCGAAGTCTCCGACGGCACGAGCAACAGACTTTATCCGCATTGCGCCGGTTTCTTCAGCGGCTTCACGAACTATCTGATCCAGATTATCGGGAAGAATGGTGCGATCTTTAAGACTCAACCCGGCTTCCATTATCTTGCGAACGGTCACGCCGGGGCGACCTTCAATAATTGGCTTCGTATCGTTAAGCGACAGGTCGCGCAATGTACGTCGGTGTCCTGGGCTTACCCTTGCTCGCAACACATCGGCAACTGCTACCGGATACCTAAGAAGCGACTTCACTGATTCAATCGGCTTTCCTGCGAGAATATCGTCAACCGCTTTCGCGTAACTACCACCACCAAGACGAGTCAGAAAGTCCACATCTTGAAAGAAACTACCCATAAGTTTTATCTGCTTCGGCGTAAACGTGACCATGTTTACCGCTTTTAGTACGTCTATCTCGCGCCCGCCAACATGAACTGAGCCAAGGTCGGGGTTCTTCCCGTACATATTCTCTAGTTTGTTAGCGAGTCTGTTGGGAACAATAAACCGTCTAGTCCACGCTGCAACAGGTTCATTGGTTACGGGGTCAATAGCGGTAAACGGCTTCCCTTCAAACGCTGGCCCAACCTTTGGGACACGCCAGCCAGCAGGCATGTTGCGTTCTGCTCCGCTCCACGGTTGGATTACGTCTTCGCCTAACTCTTTAAGCGTGCTAACCAGTTCCATTTGCTGACGGTAACGAACCCCGCGCATACGCGAGTAATGTATCTGCTCAAACGGGTTCCAGAAGAGTGGCTCGAATCCACGCTCCCGCATTTGTGCGTAACTCGCATTGACCCTTGGAAGTCTGAATCCCGGCGTAGTAACAAGCCTGCCCCTGCTGTCGTGTTTTCCTTGCGCTATCTCTTTCGGAGCCTTCCAGCCACGGTCAAAGTAATCTTCAACTGTTGCCATTTCCGGGTCGAAGTCGATACGGGCGGCAGACTCGAAATCAGTCTGTTGTCGGGCAAGGTCGAATATCTCTTCCTGTCCTGCGGGAACCGGGCCTTCGTTATGAAGTGCCGCCCGAAGCCTGTCTGCTAACTCGATATCGTCTGTAGTCTGTGGCGCACGAGTTAGGCCACGACGCACACCCCACTTCGATTGTTTGAGAAGATCATTACCAGCGTCTACCGCCCGCCTAGATTCGGTCTGTGCGATATTGATTTCGGAAATATGGCGAACTAACAGCCTGTCTTCAATACGTTCGTTCGGTAGTTTCTGTGCAATCGCCGCCCGAAGAGACTCAGAAGGTTCTTCGACCGGGCCAGTCGGCCCACCGGGTCGCTTCGGTGGCGGGGAGCCGCCAATGTCTGGAGCACCTTGTTCTATATGGGCAACCTTTGATGTGGCTTTCGGAACTGCTGAAGGGTTGTCCGTAGATTGAACAGCGTCCACCGCTGCACGCCTAGCTGCAACTTCTTCGATATTCTG